AAGGTACTGGAGGTTTAGGTGGTGGTGGTGATGGTGAAAAATACAATATAACACCAGCCGCAACAAACGGAACTGCAAACACTGGTGGTGGTGGCGGCGGTATGTATTTATTTAACGGTTCAAACGGAGGAAACGGCGGAAGCGGTATAGTAATAATCTCATATCCTACATAATATGCAAGTTGCTAAATTAGAAAATAACATAGTTTTGGAAGTAATCGTTGCCGATTCCGTTGAATGGTGTATTGATACTTTTGGCGGTGAATGGGTGCGAACTTACTACAATACGCAAGGTAAAAACTTTGCTGGTGTTGGGTTTATTTATTACCCTGATAAAGACAATTTCTCATCACCACAACCATTCCCAAGTTGGACATTGGATGCGGACTGCCTTTGGCAACCACCTACACCTTATCCAAACGATGGATGTCTATGGACTTGGGACGAAAACACATTAACTTGGATTAACCCAATATGTAACTAATGAAGAATCTCAATGACACCACCGCAGCAATCGCCACCGCCATCACCGGTTCATCAGCGGTCATCACTTTTGCTCAAATTTATCAACCTTTGGTTACCTTTGGCGTGGGGATTCTTGGTATTATTTCGGGCATTTTGGCTGTTATCTATTGGAGTAAAAAAATTAATCGCATCAAATGACCGTAAAAAAACCATCCGCAAATCCGCTTCCAATTTCGTTTGATCAATTCCGAAAGAATCCCGTTGCTGGGGTTGCTTTCCTTGCATTGGTAGGTGTGAGCTATTTATACTATGATGTCAAGTCATCTTACACCGAGCAACTTGAGAACTCCAACAAGAAAATTGAAGCGTTGGATTTGAAGATTGATCGTCTTGGATATGCTCTCAAGAAATCCGATTCCGCTTTGGCTGCTGCCATCACAGAACTTCGCATCATCAACACCGTAAAAAAATTATGAGGTACTTTGTCATTTTGTTTTGTCTGTTCATCGCAGCCATTGAGATTGCCTTCCCAGTTGGTGCAGTTACAACACCCCCGATTGATGAGGTGGAAGCAATGTTGAAAAAGGTTGAATCAAATCTCCGTCAAGCATCCGCAGTTGTATCCGTAGCAAAAGCCAAAGGAGAAGAAATGGTTGAAGGCAAGGTTCAAGAGAAAGCCGAATTGAAAGAAGCCGTGGTGAATGCTGAAAAAAAAGCCGAATCCGTGGTTCAACAGATGCAAGTTGTTCAAAACCAAATGGAGGTGTATGCCGTCAAGATGGTAGGTGCTGGATTAGATACCACAACCACACCAATTGAGTTCAAAGGGAAGATCTATGATGCGTATTTGAACTATCTTTCCGAAGGTGGAAAGGAAGAGTTTGACTATTTTAGAATGTACCTATGGGAGCAAAAGTAAACATCACATCATTCCGTTCTAAACCCAAAAACAAACTTGGCAGACATACCAAGCACAAGAACAAACACAAGAGTTCAAAACCATATAAAGGACAAGGCAAATGATAGATAAAATCAAACAAGCGATGAAGGTGAAGAACTACAAGTTCTTTGAATCAGGTGATTACAACTTGAATATCATTGGGATTCGCAATTCGGATACTGGAAGCAAAGTGACAAATGTCTTTGATGACTTGTTAACCGTCAGTTACAAAATCGGAGATGTGTGGCATTTTAAGAAATGGGCTGCGACAACGGATCCTGGCACAAAGGGAGTGAAGGAATTTCACAATGCTCAAGGCGTTGCTCGTTTAGTTCCCGGACAATATCGTGGCAGTCACGCCATCGGATTGCATCAAGGCAAGTACGAAGCCTTGAAACAAGCCAAACCCGTGAAGGTTTATCGTGATGCTAACAAGGATATGACCTACGACACCAAGTTGATCACCGAAGGTATCTACGGAATCAACATCCACAAGGCTGGTGCAGATTCAACCTATGTTGAGAATTGGAGTGAGGGTTGTCAGGTGTTCAAAAAGTCAGCAGATTTCGACGAGTTTATGGCTTTGGTCAAGAAGGCTGCCACATTGCACGGAAATTCATTCACATATACACTATTAGAAAGTAAGGATTTATGAAAAAATTAATGGAAATTTTCACGGGTGACAAAGGAGAGATGTCATCAAAACGATTCGTGGGCATTATCGGTGCTTTTGTTTTGTTTGCTACAATGGCTCATAATTCTCTTAGCCCTGCTGATATCGTACCATCTCCAGAGTTGGTGACAGCGGTTGAATTCATCGTGATTGCTTGTCTTGGATTCACATCTATTGACAAGTTCTCAAACAAAAAAGATTGATTGCTATTTGATAGAGATGATATTCCAAAGAATAAACTTTCACGATAACAAACTCCCTGTTTTCAAAGAGAACAAGGCGAAAGGATTCGTGACCTTCGGAGCAGACAATCTCTATCCCGATTTTCTAATTGAACTATTTAACAAATCCCCAAAACACAATGCAATCGTTTCTGCAAAAGCTTCATATGTGGCTGGAATTGGTACTGAAGTTTACGGACAAAACACCACCGACATCGCCAAAATCCAAAACAAACTCAAAAGCATCAACGCCTACGAGACCTACGAGGAACTCAAAGCAAAAGTAGCATACGATGCGGAGTTGTTTAATGGGTTTGCAATTGAGGTAATTTGGAACAAGGCAAAGACCGCACCTTCGGAGTATTATCACATTCCATTCAAAGACATCCGCAAAGGATTGGAGGGTGAGTATGTGTATTGTGCTGACTGGACAGATAGCAAAGCGGAGAAAATCCATTATCAACCATACAACCCAATCACTCGTGAATCAAAGCAATTATATTATTGCCAGTTCTACCGTCCCGGACAAGGTGAATATCCTTTGCCTGATTATGTAGGTGCGTTGAAATACATTGAGGTTGACACCGAGATTTCCAATTACTATTTGAATAGCATCAAGAACGGATTTACGGCACAAACCCATATTCAGCTCTTCAAGGGGTACCCCTCTGCCGAAGAAGCCCGTCAAACTGCTCGTAGATTCAAGGAAAGTTATCAAGGCACGGACAATGCCGGTGGGTTAATTATCCAATACAACGATCCGACAGAAAAGGAATCAGTCATCAACAACCTTCAACCTTCGGATTTTGATAAGCAATTTGACCTTTTGAATAAGACCGTACAACAAGAGATATTTGTTGCACACAAGGTCAACTCACCAATGTTGTTTGGAGTGCGTGTGGAGGGACAATTGGGTGGTCGTAGCGAGTTGATTGAAGCATATGAGATGTTTCATCACGCATACATTGAACCCCGTCAACAAAAGATTGATGATACCTTTGCGTACTTGCTTGAACCTATCGCATCTGTTCGCTTGGAAACCATCAACAAACCACCAATCGGTTTGGATTATCAGGCTTTGTTTACTGCTGGAATCATTGACAGAAACGAAGCAAGAAAAGAGTTGGGATTTGATGAGATTGAAGAACCTTTGAATGTTGCCCTATCAAAACAAAATCCTTTTGGATGGGATGATGAAAGAGACATCAAGGTGTTTCAACAATATGGTGAGAGTGCAGACAACTTTGAAGCCTACAAGTTTGAATTTGTGGATGCCGTTGAAACTGCCATCTTGAATGTGTTGAAAGAGAATAAAGGGTTGCAAGTTGGAGACATCGTGAACATCACCAAACTGGATGCAAAGGTTGTCGCAGATGCGATTGCTAAACTTGCCAAAGCGGAGTTGATCAAATCATACGAAGATGGTCTTGAAACAACCCCGAAAGGAGTTGAAGAAGTGAAGAGATTAGAAACCGAGATTGTCGTGCGTTATGGCTACGCTTTAGCCGCTGGAATCAAAGGTACTTTGGTTATCCCAACCACTCGTGATTTCTGCCGTCAAATCGTGGAAAGCAATCGTGTATATTCAAGGGAGGACATTAACGCAATGTCTGCACAACTTGGTTACGATGTATGGAAGAGGAGAGGTGAATGGTATACAAACCCTGATACTGGAATCACCACGCCACAATGCCGTCACATTTGGCAACAACAATTATTAAGGAGAATCAAACGATGACCAATTTTGTATATTTCATTTCAACCACTTATCTCAAGGACAACACACCTTTGAATGAGAATGTTGACGATAAATTGTTGAAGTCAGCAATCAAAGAAGCTCAAGAGATTTATATCCGTGATGTGATTGGTTCAGGCATTTATAATGAGTTGCAAGTACAGGCATTTGCTGGAACATTAACGCAGTTGAATACTACCCTTTTGGATTCATACATCGCACCTTGTTTGAAATACTACAC